AACGTTTACGAGGGCTTGGACCCATCCCCACATAAGGGACGGTCTAAACCACGCACCCATGTCACAGGCGGCGCTCTTGGCTACTAGTCTTCGCGACCTAATCGCAACGATCCTGCCGAAGAAGCAACCCGCGGGTGGTGCGACACGCACGGCGACGTTCCAGCCGTATGCGCCCGACTTCATGCTCCATATGCCGACGTACCTGGAACATCTCCAGGACATCGCGCAGGAGCGCGAGCACACCGACTCCAAGCAGCTCATCAAGGACCTGCTCAAGCTCGACCCCGACATCTCGGCCGCGCTGCATGCCTACCTCACGCTGGCCGACACGAAGATGATCATCAAGGCCGTCGACCTTGACGGCAACATCGACCCCAAGGCGACGCGCCGCGCGCACCAGCTCATCACCAAAATCACCCGGCAGGTCGACTACACCCAGGGCTACACGCTCAAGGAGAACCTAGACCAGACCAATTCGAACATGCGCTACATGGTGCTGATGCGCGGCGGCATCCCGACCGAACTGGTGCTCGACAACAAGGGCGCGCCGTCAGCGCTGAGGCTGATCGACTCCGCGTCGCTGCGCTGGTACGAGCCGAAACCCGGCCTCTACAAGCCTAGCCAGCTGGTCATCGGAGAGCCCCTGCCCCGCCTGCTCGACTACCCGACCTTCCGCGTCTCGTTCTACCGGCGCGATCCGACGACTATCTACACGCATAGCGACTTCGTCTCGGCAATTAACACCGTGACCTACCGGCAGGCCGTCATCAATGACCTCTACCGGATCATGCGCCTCACCGGCTATCCACGCATGGACATCAAGATTTTGGAGAGCGTGATCCTCGACCACGCGCCGCTCGACGTGAAGAGCGACCAGAGCAAGCGCAACGCCTACGTGAACCAGCAGCTCGCCTCCGCCTCGAAGATGTTCCAGAACGTGCGCGTCGACCAGGCGCTGACGCACACCGATAGCGTCGAGGTCTCGATGCTCGGGGCCGGCAAGGCCAGCGGCGTCGCCATCGACATCACCCCCATCATCGAGACGCTGAACGCCCAGAACCAGGCCGCCCTCAAGACAATGGCGACCGTGATCGGCCGCGGCCAGGCTGGTGTCAACACCGGCTCCGTCGAGGCGCGCATGGCCGCGCTCTACGCCGACCAGCTGAACAAACCCATCGGCGAGACCTGGGGTGGCCACCTCAGCTGGGCTATGCACCAGGAGGGGTTCCAGGGTTGGGTCGACGTCGAGTTCCGCCCCGCCGAGCTGCGGCCGGCGACCGAGCTGGAGCCGCAGCTGGTCCTGAAGGCGCAGCGCCTGCGCCAGGACCTGAGCGATGGTATCATCACCGACACTGAGTACACGCTCGATATGTACGGTCGGCTTCCTGATGATGGTGCGCCCAAACTGTCAGGTACAAAGTTTATGTCTGCAAACACCAATGCGGGTGGTGATGCTGATGCTGCAGCAGACGTATCGCCTAACTCCGACCCGTTAGGTCGATCAGTTAGTCCTGCTCGTACAAAGCAGACGAAAGCTAATCCTAAGAAGTCGAAGTAGATAGTTGTAGCCGACCGCCTCCGAACCAATTTCGGGGGCATGAAACAGGTGTCTCTCACGCCCGAGCTGAAGCGGCGGCTGCAAGCAGCAGCCGGCGACGGCGTGGACGTGTCCAAGCACCCGGTGTTTGAAGCGACCGGCCTCAACACCCAGCCGGTGCGCAAGGAGCATCCGCTCTACAAGGGCGCGAAGCACACCCGCAACTATCTCCAGCAGATGGCCGCCGAGGTCAACAAGGAGAGCCGGCCGCTTCAGATCATGCACAATGACGCGGACCTGCCGGCAGGGCGCGTCTTCTACGGCGAGGTGCTCGACAGCGACAGCGGTCCCGAGCTGCGCCTGCTCTTCTGGGTCGACCCATCGCAGACCGACACCACCGACCTCATCAACAACGGCACGCTCGACCAGGTCAGCGTCTCGACGCTCGCCCAGGCCGCGACCTGCTCGATGTGCGGCTGGAACTTCATCGGAGGAGACAGCGACTTCGAGACCAACATTATGGCCGGCTTGTGCAACAACGGCCACCAACTCGGCCAGAACGGCGCGCATGTCGTGATGAACGACCTGGGCGACTGGTACGAGATGAGCCTGGTCGGCCGTGGCGGCGCGCGTGGCGCGCGCATCTGCTCCTCAACCGACTCCGTCCTTACGGGCGACTATCGCCTCGCCGCCAGCGGCCAGCGCATATCGCCCCTCGCCCTCACCCTATCCGCCAAAGATTTGGAGCCCGTCGTGGACCCGGAACTGCTCAAGCTGATCACCTCGCTTTCCACCCAGGTCACGGAGCTGGGCGCGAAGCTCGACGCCTCCAAGCCCAAGGATGACAAGGACGCGAACACCAACGAGCCGGCCGTCGGCTCGCTTGACGCGCTCACGCAGCGGCTCATGTCGCTGGAGGAGATCGTCAAGTCGATGTCGCAGACGACCAAGGCCACCGATGGCCTGACCACGCCGAAGGCGACGACCGACGCCGACAGCGGCAACTTCCTACTCGACGGGTCTCCGGCCGCGGAGTTCGCCAAGAAGCTGCTGATCATGTCGGGCGACGTCGAGGCCAAGCTGCCGAAGGACCCCAAGGAGGCCATTGCCCTGCTTACCGAGAAGCTCGACGGCATCAAGACCGCCGCCGGCAAAGCCGCCGAGGCGGCCTCCGGTTCCACCAACAAGGGAGACGCGGACAAACCGAAGTCGGTCAACGCCTTCAAAGTTCGCTGATCACCAACCAACACGGAGTAGCTCTCGATGACCACGCTTCCCTTCCACAATATCGTCGCGATGGACGGTTGGACCGATACCGACTCGGTCCATACCGTCAACCTCGGCCTCGCCGGAGACGGCTCCGTGCTGACGCAGCTCGACGAAGGCATGGCGATGACCATTGACGTCACCGGGCCGAACAAGTTCAGGCCATGCGTCGATGGCGAGATGATCTACGGCTACCTGGTCCGCGTCGAACAGCGCGCCCTCGGCTCCGTCGGCTCCATCGCGTTCCACTACATCCAGCGCCACTTCCTGCTCGCGGCCGACGCCGGCATCGTCGGAGACCCCGTGGTTGGCTCGACCGGCGGCGTACCGAACGCGTCGCGCGGCGGCTGGGTCAAGAAGGACGTCAGCGCCACCGCCGCGATCAACCAGTCGCGTATCATGGAGAAGGGAACCGATACGGCGACCGGCTTCACCTACGTCGTCGTGCTCCACGCCATCTGATCCACCTGTCCGCAAGGAGACCTTGAACTATGTCTGCTCCCGCCCGGTCCCTTTCGGACCTCGTCAAGAACCGCAAGTCGCCCGAAGAACTGCTCGCCGGCTTGCGTAACCAGGACTCGCCGACGGCGCAGACCGACCACGCCGCGCGCCTCACGGCGGCGGCGCGGGGCTACGGCCTGGAAATGCGGGACTACCTGCGCCTAGCCATCGACCCCCGCAAGTCGGCCAATGCCGTCGAGTACGACGGCCTCAATGGATATGAGGCGGCGCTCAAGTACCTCGACCTGCCGGTCAAGGACGACTTCGACAACGGCATCACGCTCGATCTGGCGTCCGACACGTTCGAGTTCTTCCCGGGCACCCGCGTGCTGTTCCCCGAGGTCATCGACGACCTGGTCCGCTGGAAGTATCGCCAGGACCAGTTCGAGCGCACCGAGAACATCGTCGCGTCGAGCCGCACCATCTCCGGCGCGCAGATGATCATGGCGGTCGTCAACGACAGCCAGGACGACTACACGATCATGCGTCCGGTCGCGGAAATGTCGAACATCCGCGTCCACTCGATCAAGACGTCGCAGCAGACCGTCAGCATGTGGAAGATCGGCGGCGGCTACAAGACCTCGTACGAGTTCTCCCGCCGCGCCCGGCTCGACCTGCTGACGCCGTACGCGAACCGCATCAACCGCGAACTGGATCGGTCGAAGGTCGCGCTCGCTACCTCCACGCTGATCAACGGCGACGGCGTCAACGCCGCGGCGACGGTGGTCGCCCAGTCGTCCTTCGACGCCGGCGTCAACCAGACGTCCACCGTCGGCAAGCTCAACTACCAGTCCTTCCTGGCCTGGCTGGTTGCGCGCGCCAAGGCCGGCGTGCCGGTCGATACGGTCGTTGGCAACTGGGACGCCTACATCCAGTGGCTGCTCATGTTCGCGGTCCCGCTGAGCGGCGTCGCCAACCCGGATGTCACCGCGGCCCAGAACTTGGCCCGCGCCGGCTTCCGCACCGGTGGCGTGCCGATCATGGACGGCATCGTCAACTTCGCGATCTCCTCGACCGCGCCGGAGAGCCAGCTGATCGGCATCACCAAGGGAGAGACCCTTGAGGAGCTGATCGAGGCCGGCTCGCTCATCACCGAGGCTGAGCGCGCGCCGCTCAACCAGACGATCACCTACATCAAGTCGGAGGTGTCGGGCTACCGCCTGGCCTACTCCGACACGCGCCAGGTCTACAACTACGGCGCGTAAGCGGATGCGACGGGTGGGGCTATGGCCCCGCCCGCAAAGGGAGTTCGTCATGATGATGCTCGTCGAGACGGCTGGTCCGTTTCAGCTGATAGACCACGACACACGCACCCTCATTCGCTACGAGGGCTACACCGTCGTGATGAAGACGTCC